TCGGCTGCCTTTTTTTCGTCGGCCGCTTTTTTTGCAGCTTCCTCTGCCGCTTTTTCCTGAGCAGTCTTTGCCATACACGTCGAGCATAATTAACCGGCCCCTGCGGTTGTATGGCGAAATGGACAAAACGGATGATTTGGATAATTTGGATGAAATGGAAGATTCCGGGCACAAAAAAAGAAGAGCGTTGCCGCTCTCCCGTTTGCATACACAGGGTCGAGTATCGAATTCTACTCTGAAACCTACTTTCCCGCAAGCACTTTTATCAGCGGCTTTTTATACACCGACTTGCCAAAGTGTTTATTGGTTCGCCAGCCGATGAAATCTTTCAATGTGACATCGCCTCGCTCAAACGCTTCGGCACCTTCGATCCCGAGAGCATTTTCCCACACCTCGTATGGCTGCTCGTCAAACCATTCGCTCCCGAGCTGCCGCGGCGGACGGTCGACGCCGTCGATGACGGCGATCAGCGTGCATCGGCAGTTGATGTGCTGCGGAAACGGCTTGTCCAGAGCGAACACCTTGCCATCCAGGGCCAGGCAGACGGCACACGTCCGCGGGCTTTTGGACGCCACCCACTCCCAGCCGGTGAACACATCGGAGTTTTCCTCGAGGAGATGACGCGTCGATTCGCGGCGGACCCGGTTGACCTCGGTACGCGCCATTGCGAGTGCCCTCGTCCGGGTAATGTCGCCGGTCGCCTCCAGCTGGCGGGCGAGCTGCCGCAGGTCCATGCCGGTCGCGACCGCGTTGATCAGTTGCTCGCGCATACGCTCGACCACGGCCGGGGCCATCTTGCTCGCCCAATAGTCGAATATCGGCGAACCGTCGCCCATCAGCCCGATCGCATTCTCGATCGCCCGCGTCGGCAGTACCGTGCCGATCGAGCCGGTTTGTCCGGCCGTCGCCGCCACAGTCTCTTTGACCTGGTCAAAAGCGATATTGACCGCAGCCCTCTGTTCGCGGGTTGTGATCCTGGACACCGTGCGGCCGAACCTTTCGATCTCGCCGCCGATCTGGTCGAGCAGTGCCCGCAGACGCCGCTCACGATAGATCCACGAACGGCCGATCGGCCCGCCGGACTCACGCTTTTCTTTGATCAGCTTTTGAATTTCAGCGAGCTGACGTTTCAGCGTCCGCTGCAGGTTGGAATATTCCGCGAGAAGTTCGGCGAAGGCCGTCTTCTCGCGGTCGATTATCCGTTTACGGTGTTTACGAAGCAGCTCGTCGAATGCCGACATTACGCATTACCTGCCCCAACGTCCCCGGCATTGAACGCATCGACCCTCGCCTGTGCCTTTGCGGCATTCTCCTCCTGCATGGCGGCGATGGTCTTTTCGCCGTAGCCGGCCTCGATCAGCAGCTGCGTTTCCGAGACGCCGAGATCCTGTTTGATCATCAGATTGTCAAGATGCTCTTTCTCGGACAGCGGTGCCGGATCGGCCCACTCAGTGAATAGCTTGATGTCAGTGCCGACGTTCTCGATCAGAAGTGCGAACGCCATCACGTCGGCCCACACCGCCCCGAACGCCTTCTGGCGGTCGATGACCTTGTTGATGAACCGCGTCTCGGCTTTCTTGAGCGACTCGCCCGACGGGAAGTTCGCTCCGGTCTGGATGAAATAATAGATCGGCGTGCCGCTGACGATGGCCATATCGACCTTGAATGCGTCCTGGGCCTTCAGGAACTGCTCGAGATTCGTCTCGGCAAAATCGCCGAACTTGGCGTCCGGCGTCTCGGCCACCCACAGGCTGGATATGCCGGCCTGGTACGGGGCGATCGGCTTGCCGTCGCTATCGTATTCGACCTCGATGCCCGTCGCCCAGCGTTGGCGGTACGCCTGAAACTCCATCGCGACCAGCATATCGAGCACCGATTTGTTGAGCGCGTCCTGGACCGGGATCGCGTTGACGAGCTCGGACACGCCGTTCGAGCCGACGCCGCCATTGTTCGCAAAGTGGAATACCGGAACGATGTCGTAAGGATTGGCGATGACGCCGTTCTCCATCAGCTCGAAGTCCTTGTCCTTCGGCAGCCCCTCGGCCTCTTTCCTTGTTTCGTACTTTTCGATCCGGTCTGCAAAGTACATATTCAGCCGGTACTTTTTGCCGGGCGTCTTCCAATATTTGGCCGCCCACAACAGCCGTCCGGGCGTCTCGTCGTCATACGCGACGGTGATATTGGCCGACCGGTTAGGGTACATCGTGACCTTGCCGGTTGCGTCCGGCCACACGATGACGTAAGCATCGCCGGTCGTGACCGCCTCTTTGTGGATCTCGCCCGAGCGGATGTCCATTCGGTTCGATTGCCAGATCTGCCACGCCTTGTTTGCGGCATCGTCCTTGCCGCCGCCCTCGACGCTGAAACCGTCGATCACCAGCTTGTCACGCAGCGGGTCGCAGATCGCCGGGCAGAGATTCAAGGCAAATGTCTTGAAGAGATTTCCAAAAGCGTTCAGAAATCTGTCCGACGCAAATCGCAGATCATGCTTGCCGTCGTAATAGTTGGCCATCTTGGTGACGGCCGCCGATCGCCCCTTGAACTGCTCGATCGCCTGTTTGATCTCAATTACGCTTTTATCTGCCATGACTTTGTTTCAATTCGGCCCGTGCGTGCCGATAACCCCGTTCCAAATCGTTCCACTGCCCCGGTCGGGCGTCATTGCCGCCTGTACGCCATTTTCTGACAACACAGGCCCGCTGGTCGTATGCCTCAAAATGTCAGCAGCTTCGATCGACGCTTGGCCAGCATATTGACCGCCAGGCTCACGGCGTCCACCTGGTCGTCGTGGGCATCGCCCTTGCCGGTAAAGCGGCAGATCTCGTCAAGAAAATCGTTATTCCAGCCGCCTCTGACGAGATAGACCTTGCCCGCCTCGGCGAGGTTCGCCCAGCCGAGTGCACGCGTGAATTTATCCGTATCGACGCGGACCGATCTTAACGGGATGCCGCGGACGGCCGGCACACGCCGCAATGCCTGGACCAATGCCTCGCCATGCAGGGCTTTTTCCACGCCGTGCATCGTATGCTTTTCATCGACCATGCGTTTGACGACGTATCTCATTTGCTCGGGAAACTCGATCCGCTTGCGGAAACCGCCGTCGATGATCAGGTCGCCCTCCTTCGTGAATGCGCAGCGGAACGACGCCGTGTAGTCGGCCGACGTCTTTTGCGAGACGGCCAGATCGTAGCCACGGGCCCATTTCAACCCGTCCGGCGGGCGGTCGATGAACTTGTCCGTTCCGAACCAGTCACGTTTGAACAATGCTCCCTCGAGCGGCGTCGGACGCTGCTGGTAGAGTGCGGCAAAACTGTAGGACCCGAGCTTTCGCTGGATCTCGAGCAGCTTGGCCTCGTCGTACCGTGCGGGACACAATGCCTGACCCGGCCGCCGGCCCATTGCGTCGTCGTCCTCGGCGATCGCCGGCAGATTGACAACGTCCCAGTGCTCCCCGCCCTCGGCCATTTCTTTCAGCAGACGTCCGGCCAGGTCGTCATCGTGCCAACGCGTCATCGTCAGCACGATCGAACCGCCCGGCTCGAGACGGGTGTAAAGGTCGTCGTTGAACCACTCCCAGCACTTGTCGCGATAGGTCTCACTTTCTGCCTCCTCGCGGCTCTTGACCGGGTCGTCGATCATGATCAGGTCGCCGCCAAAGCCGGTGATGCCGCCGCCGACGCCGACCGCACGCAGCCCGCCGCCGAGCACCGTCTCCCACTCCTCGACGGCCTTGCGGTCGGTCGAGAGTGCGATCCGCTGTTTGGCGATGCGCAGCGTCTTGCGTGAAAAGCGGTTTGCGAGCTTCTGGTTGTAGCAGCCCAGGATGATGTTGAGCTTTGGGTTTCGCTCGAGGCGGTACGCTCCATATCGGACCGTGACGGTCTCGGTCTTGGTGTGCCTGGGCGGCATAAAGATCATCAGGCGTTTGCTGCGGCCCTCGGTCACGGCCTGCAGTGCCTTGTAGAGATGCTGCTGATGCGGCCAGTCCCAAGTCCACTGCGGAGTCACCGCCGGCAGCCACGCCGGAAACTCAAGCGACTTGAGCCCGAGCTGCTTTCGCGTCTCGTTGATCAAAGCCTTAGCCCGCTGACGGTGATCCTGTTTTGTTGCTGCTCTCATAAACGGAGAGCGGACACTCCTGTCCGCATCGCCGGCTCCTCCGGCGAAAAGATCTCACCACTGATCGGCCCACTGCGGGATCTCAACTGTCTGTCCGGCCAATTTGTGAAAACAGTCGCTCAAGAACTCGATCTTTCCATCCCGGAGAAACGAGTGGCAGCGACTAGCATCGTGATTAGGGTTGCAAAGGAGCGACGGACTAAATGTCGGATTATCAAGATCGCCATTGAACGTCCAGCGTTCATCAATGACGTGCGAACATTCGCAGCCCGGACAGAAAAAGACGTAATT